TAATAACGCTTATAATTGGTGTTTAGATAATGGTTTAACTCCTTCTGCTATGGTCATGGTAGATGCAAGAAAGTTTAATGCGAGGTTTACAAAACCTGTAGTAGAGGAATGTAAATACTTTATAGCTTCACAATGTAACCCTAGTGTATTTGAGGGATTGCCAAAAGATAGAACTTATCTGTGGCATACGCAAGCAGACTTATTAAAAGATATACTAGATGAGCAATATAAAACATGGTGGTCAGTTCCAGGAGGATCGACTGTATTGTTAAGAGCTATACCATTGTTTAGAATGTTAGGATTTAAAAGATTTCATTTATTTGGGTGTGACTCCTGTTTAAGTGAAGATGATATGCATCACGCATACGAACAAGAAGAAAATGATGGACAGTTAGTTATGCCCGTAAACGTGAGCGGAAAAGTATTTAACTGTAACCCTTGGATGGTATCGCAAGCCCAAGAGTTTATTGACCTAATTAAAATGTTAGGTGATGAAATTGAGTTAGCAATCTATGGTGGGTTATTACATCATATTTTAGAATCCGGCGCGTCATACGCCGATATTAAGGAGATTTAACATGGCAGCAACAGCATGGCAACTATACAACAGTGCCAAAAAATATATAGGCAATGGTACCATAACGTTAGGTGCCGGCGTGTTTAAAATGGTTTTAGCTCAAACAGCTAGTAATGCTTCTACATTTACTTTGAGTACATACGCATCTGTGACAAATGAAGTTGCAGCCGCAGGTGGATATACTACCGGTGGTAGAGACTTAGTACCCGCTACAGCTCAATGGACAGTAGGTGCATCGGCTAAACAGCAGAAGTTTTCTATGTCTGCAGTGGGTTTAGCGTTTACAGCTTCGGGAGCTAGTCTAGTAAATATTAGATATGCGATTTTACGTAACTCTACAGGAGCAACTGCAGGTAAACTTTTATGTTTCTGTCAGCTATCTAGCTCACAATTTACTGTAACAAGCCCTAACACATTAACTGTTTTACCTGCTGCTACTGGCATATTTACCTTAACATAAGGAGCTAGTAATGGCTACCGGCTGGGGACGAAATACCTGGAGCTCTGGCCCATGGGGCGAAGGGGATGTAATATCGTTAATTACAGGATCTGTCGCTATATCCGGTGTAGCACCTAGTGTAGTTCAAGGTAAAGTAATAACTCCGGGTGTAAAAGATTTAGTATTAGCTGGATTTGCACCAACAGTATTAACTGGAGCAGTAATAACTCCAGGTGTAAAAGATTTAGTATTAGCTGGAATAGCACCAAGTATATTTGAAAGTAGCGTAATAACCCCTAGTGTAGGGGCAGCGGTGTTAAACGGATTAACACCCGGTGTAGTCCAAGGTAAAGTAATAACACCTAGTGTAGGCGCAGTAACACTAGCTGGATTAGCACCAAGTTTAGTTTATGGAGATGTAGCAGCGGCACCAGCAGGAGCACTTGTATTACAAGGAATAGCTCCTCAAGTTGTACAGCAACTGAATGTATTTAAAACTCCACTGGTTGGAGCAGTAAGTATAGCAAGTGAAGCACCACACGTATTTGGTAGCACCGTTATAACGCCTAGTGTAGGCGCATTAACTATAACAGGAATAATTCCTGGTAGAACTGAAGGCAGAGTTATTACTCCAAATGTAGGTGCATTAGCATTACAAGGGTTTGCCCCTTCGGAAGTAATAGGAAGAATTATAACCCCTAGTGGGACTAGTTTAAATTTACAGGGATTTGCACCTTTAATTAACAGTCCTGATTGGGTTATAATAGATACTACTCAAGACCCAGAATGGGTTATAATAGATACTACTCAAGTTCCTGATTGGACAGAGATAGTTACAGGATAAGGAAATAATATGTCAACGTATTCAAATTTATCGGTAGAGTTAATAGGAACCGGAGAACAGTCGGGCACATGGGGAACAACGACTAATACCAATTTAGGTACAGCAATGGAAGAAGCCATTGTTGGTACAGTCGATCAAGCTGTTGGTACAGGGGATACTACATTACCTTGGGCTACTGCTTCAAATGCTACTCAAGTAGCCCGTCACTTACGCCTTAACCTTACAGGAAGTGCAGGCGGATCAGGAAATTTAATTATACCTACTGCCGCTGCAGGTGGTGCTGGCACTTTCCAAAAACAATTCTTAATTAAAAATAGCTCTGATACAGCTATAACAGTTAAAACTGCTTCAGGTTCAGGGGTGTTAGTTCCAGCAGGTAAAGCATCTTTTGTATATGCAGACGGTACCAATGTTGTTGCTTCTATTGATTATATTAGTGGGTCAATTGTTTCAGGCGATGTAACTATCACTGGCGGCACTATTAATAATACTCAGATAGGTAATACTACTCCAAATACAGGCGCTTTTACAACACTCGCAGCTTCAAGCACAGTTTCAGGCGCAGGCTTTACAGCGCGCTTTGCTACACCAGGACCTATTGGTAACACTGTTGCTAGCACAGGTAATTTTACAACTCTAGGGGCAACAGGTAATGTAACTCTAGGTGATGCGGTTGGAGATGAAGTCACTCATAATGCAGGGACAGTAAATATCCCTAATAACCTTATATACTCTGGTACAGGAACAGTTACACTACCTAATGGTACTACAGGACAACGACCCACTCCCGCGGCAGGAATGATTAGATATAATTCAACTGAAGCTGAGTTTGAAGGGTATGCAGATGGAGAATGGGGATCAATTGGCGGAGGTGCTTCGGCAGGTGGTGCTATCTATGAGAACGTTGACAATGTTTCAGAAAATTATACAATAACAGCAGGATCGAATGGTATGTCAGTAGGACCTATGACAATAGACTCAGGATTTACTGTTACTATTCCTGCGGGACAACGATGGGTGATATTATAATATGAGTACAATAATTAATGCAGACACAAGTAACGGACTAAAGCTAACCTCTGATACAAGTGGTGAGATAGAGCTACAATCAGCAGGGACAACTCAAGCTAAAATTACTTCTAGCGGATTACAAAATGCAAGTGGTAGTGCTATTACTTCACAAGCAGGTAGAAACCTTATCATCAATGGCAATATGGCTATTGACCAAAGAGGGGGCACAGCTACTATTAATGCAACGGGAGTTACTTATAATGTTGATAGATGGTTAGGTAGAGGGGTTGCTTCTGCTGGAGTATTTACATTAGCACAAGATACAACTTCACCAGCCAATTTTACAAATTCATTAAAAGCTACTGTTACAACAGCAGATAGTTCTATTGCTAGTGGGTCTTCTTATAGAGTTCAACAAATGGTTGAAGGTTATAATATAGCAAACCTTAATTGGGGTACTTCAGATGCACAGTCAGTATCTTTATCATTTTGGGTTCGTTCAAGTCAAACAGGAACATTTGGTGGTTCAGTTGGTAATGGCGATTATAATAGATTTAATGTATTTTCTTATACTATATCAGTAGCCAACACATGGGAATACAAAACAGTTACCATTGCAGGTGATACATCAGGAACATGGGCAACAAATCAAAATTTAGGCTTAAGATTAAACTTTAGTTTAGGTGCAGGAAGTTCTATTTTAACATCTGCTGGTTCATGGGGGTCTGCGGTAAAAGAAGGTGTAACAGGACAAACAAATGTAATTGCTACAAGCGGTGCAACTTTTTATGTAACTGGAGTACAACTAGAAACAACTACTGCAACACCTTTTGAACACTTACAATATGGGCAACAATTAGCTTTGTGTCAGAGGTATTATCAGTTTATAACTGGAGCAGGTTCTAGTTATGCTTTTTTTGCTACGGGTACTTATATATCTAGCACTCAATGTAGAGGTGTCCTTGTAAGTTCAAAAGTTAATTTCAGAGCTATTCCCACAATAACTTTTCAAGGAACTGCAAGTAATTATAGAATATTGTCTAGTGCTACCAGAGCTTGTACTTCAATATCAGGAGTAATGTCTGATAAAAATGGACAACTATATTTTAATGCAACTAGTTCGGCTAGTACGATTGGTAATTCAGGCTATTTGAGTTCAAATGGTACTTCTGCCACAGCTATTAACTTTTCAGCGGAGCTATAATTATGACATTCAAATTAATAAATGATGAAGATAATATAGCTGTAGCAGTTTTAAAAACAACAAATGATGCTATGGCTACAATTCCATTTGACCCAGCTAATACAGACTATCAAGAATACCTAGAATGGTTAGAAGAAGGTAACGAACCAGAAGAAGCAGATGAGGAGACAGAATGAGCGTAACAATAAACGGCATAGGCTTTGTAGAAAACAGCACAACACTAGATGAAAACTACACATTAGTAGACAATCGTAATGCGATGACTGCTGGTCCTGTTACAGTAGCCGATGGCATAACAATAACAGTAGGTGATGGCTCTACATGGAGTGTGGTCTAATGGTAACTAAAGTAAACGGAAATAGCACCAGTACATTTGGTGGAGCTATATCTGCCAGTAATGTAGGTTCTGGAATACTACAAGTAGTTAACTATAATACTACTACAACATTTTCAACAACTGTTCGGTCATTGACGAATGTAACAGACTTTAATGTCACTCTTACTCCAGCTTCAAGCACTTCAAAAATTTTGGTATTTGTTGATTTTAGGTATGGGAACAGTAGTTCGGGAAGTGTTAAAGCCTCCTTGTTAAGAGATGCAGTTTCAATATCGCTTGGGGGTGATAACAATTTATCAAATGTTTATGTAGGTCATGGAAGTACAACTCAAGGATTTGGAAGTTTTAGCTTTTCATACCTAGACTCACCAAGTACAACATCGGCAGTCACTTATCAACTTCAAGCGTTTTCTAGTGCTGGAACACTTTACATAAACAACAGAAATAATGGCAATACTAGTGCTAATGTTATGGGTTCAATGACAGCAATGGAGGTGGCAGCGTGAGCACAGTAAAAAGTAAAAATCTACAGGTAGGTACAGATGCGACAGCTACTAACAACTTTACTATCTATCAACCATCTACACCTGATGGCACATTAAGGATTGGTGTCGGTAATGCTGATAGTCCTACAGAGGTAGCACAGTTTACATCAGCAGGAATGGTTAGCGGAGCTACATCTCTTACAACAGCATCTGGTTCAGCTCCAAGTTACTCTGCAAGAGCATGGGTAAACTTTGATGGAACTCTAGCAGCAGCAAGTATGATTAGAGGTAGTGGAAATGTGAGTAGTATGACAGACACTGGAACAGGAAACTATAGGGTTAATTATGCCACTGTAATGTCTGACAGTAATTACGCTGCTGTCGCTGGAACATCAAATGATAGCACTATTAGACTTGATTTACATGCAACAACCAACGTAAGAGTAGTAACTAATGCCACTGCTGCCAATGCGGCTATTATTTCTGTAGCAATTTTTAGATAGGACAAATTATGAATAAAGTAATAGTATATACACAAGACGATGAAACAGTTGCAGTAGTTATTCCTACCCCAGAAGGATTAGAGACAATGACAGTAGAAGAAATTGCAGATAAAGATGTACCGACAGGCAAAGAGTATCACATTGTAGAAGATTCAGAAATACCAACTGACAGAACTTTTAGGGATGCGTGGATATGGGAATAACAGTCAACATAGACAAAGCTAAAGACATCACAAAGGATAGACTTCGTGAAGAGCGTAAGCCATTGCTTGAAGCACAAGATGTATTGTTCCAACGAGCATTAGAATCAAGTGCAGATACAACAGCTATCGTAAAAGAAAAAAAAAGACTACGAGACATAACTAAACAAGTAGACAGCCTGACAACTGTTGAGGAATTAAAAAAGGCAACTGTATAATGACTATAACACTCAAACCCACAGCATCAGAAACTACCATACAAAACAATGGCAGTGATATATTTACTGTAGATAGTACGGGTATAGCAATGGCTAGTGGTAAAACAATACAAAATGCTAGCGGAGATGTTGTAACTAACACACCAGCATTTAGTGCAAAAATAGCAAGTTCACAAAGTTTATCTGAAACTACTAATACAAAACTTGCATTTGACACTGAAGATTTTGATACTGATAGTGCTTTTGATACATCTACCAATAGGTTTACTGTGCCTGCAGGAAAAGCAGGTCTATATTCTATTAGTGGTCTTGCGAGAATAGACTCACAGGTAAATACTAATTTAGTAATATCTATATTTTCTATTCTCAAAAATGGTTCTAACCATAAACGCAGCTATCAATATTATAGTGCTAATTATATTAGGTCAGCTGGTATCTGTATAACATCAATAATGGATTTAGCAGTAGGCGACTATATAGAACTGTATGGCTATATAAATGCAGCTGATAATACTGGTGGTCAAGTACTTCAAGGGGCTGATTCAACTTTTTGTGGACATAGACTAATAACATAGGTAAAAATAATGACACTATATCAAAAAATAATAACACTATACCCAGAGCTAACAGATGAAGCATTTTTACCAGAAGGTACAATTGCATTACAAAACGATAATGATGACAGAGGTGACTACATCAAAGAATGGAATCATCCTACATTAGCTAAACCAACAGACGAGGAATTAGCATAATGGCTAGTATTAAACTAAAAGGCGATACCTCTGGTGAGATTACCATATCGTCTCCTAGTGTTGCAGGGACTAATACATTAGAGCTACAGGCAACTAGCGGTACATTAGCAACAACAGCCCAAGCTAGTATCGGTATGAAGAACAGAATTATCAATGGTAATATGGCTATTAACCAAAGAGGTAGTGCTAGTTATGATATAACTGGTGCGGTGTATACATTAGACCGATACAGAGGAGGTGCAAGCATAGCAAGCAAATTCAGTATAGCACCAGGAACAACAACTCCTCCAGCAGGGTTTACTAACTATTTACAAGTTACTTCATCAGCAGCAACTACTCCTGGTTCAACAGATAACTATAGTTTTTTTCAAAGAGTTGAAGGCTACAATGTAGCAGATTTAAACTGGGGGACTTCAGATGCTCAAACAGTAACTATGTCTTTCTGGGTACGCAGTACATTAACTGGTACGTTTGGTGGTAAACTTCAAAATTCAGCACAGAACAGAATCTATATATTTAGCTACACTATTTCTTCTGCTAACACATGGGAAAAGAAAACCATAACTATTACAGGTGATACTACGGGTACTTGGCTTACAACTACTGGTGTAGGACTTGCTATAAACTTTAGTGTAGGTGCAGGTACAGGTGCAGAGGCAACAGCAGGTTCATGGGGAACTGATAATGTTCCTATGCAACCAACAGGCTCAACAAATGTAGTAGCAACATCAGGAGCAACATGGCAAATAACAGGGCTACAACTAGAAGCAGGCACAGTTGCAACTCCATTTGAACACCTACAATATGGACAACAGTTATCTTTGTGTCAGAGGTATTATGAGACTGGTTTAGCGTGGGGTGGAAGTAGACATTCAGATAATTTTGCAATTATGCAAGCAGCTTTTAAAGTAACAAAAAGAGCCAATCCAACAATGACATATACAGCTGTTTCTGGTGGTACACCAGCAGCCAATGGAGTTACCATAGATAGTTCAACCTTTTATAACATCACTACAATAAACTCGGTAGGTTCGGCTACTTGGGTTGCAGTTTCGGAGCTATAATTATGACATATAAATTAACAAAAAATATAGATGGAATTATAAATACAACACAAGTGCAACGAATAAGTGATGGGGCATTTATCCCACTAGAGCCTGACAACACAGACTACCAAAAGTATTTAGAATGGTTAGAAGAAGGTAATACACCAGAAGAAGCAGAGTAAATGTACGGATTTTCTGCATTTTCACAGAGTCCATACTCTACACTAGGCACTATAGTAAAAACAGGTGCTGCACAGATAGAGGGTATAGGAACTCTTACAGCGAGTGCATTAAGAGAAAGAACTTCTGCTGCATCTATCAGTGCAACTGCAACACTAACAGCAGATGGAATATTAGTTAGATTTGGTAGTGCAAGTGTTACAGGGACAGCCACATTAACAGCATTAGGTGGTCTTGTTAATAATGCAACAGGTTCTATTACAGGTGCTGCTACTGTTACAGCTGATGGTATTTATGTCGCATTTGGTAGTGGTGATATTAGTGGTCGTGCAACACTAACAGTCGCTTTATCAGGTTCTATTATTTATGCTGATGCTAGTATTAGTGGCACAGCAACATTAACTGCTGATGGTTTAAGAATAACATTTGGTGATGCAAGTATTACTGGCACTGCTACTTTAACTGCTCTAGGTGGATTATTAATAGCTGGTCAGGCAAATGTAGAAGGTGTTGCTACATTAGAAATACTTTCAACAGTAGTTAGACACGCAAATGCTTCTGTAACAGGTGTAGGAACATTAACAGCATTAGGAACAATACTTGGTGAAGAATGGACTGATGTACCAGTAGAAACAAACACATGGTCAGCAGTATCAGCAGGTAGTGACATATGGACAGACTCAACAGCAGGAACTAACGATTGGAAACGACAAGGATAAAACATGGCAAAAATTAAAGTATCGCAGTGGGATAGTGTTGCAGCTAATAACACTGACATTAACTCTATTAACATAAATGAGGGGTGTCCCCCTAGCACAATCAACAATGCTATTCGTGAAACAATGGCACAAATTAAAGATTGGCAAGATGGGTCTAGTGGAGATGGTTGGACTAGTAATGGGACAATTACATCAGCAGGTACATTAGATGTTACTGGAAGCCTTACATTAGATGGTTCAACAGGAACATTTGGACAAGTTTTAGTTTCTACTGGTACATCATCTACGCCTACATGGGGCAGTGGCTTTCCTACAGGTGGTATTATTTTATGGTCAGGCTCTACAGGTTCTATACCTAGTGGTTGGGCATTATGTAATGGTGGTTCTGGTACTCCTAACTTAACAAGTAGATTTATTGTTGGAGCAGGAGGCACTTATGCAGTAAATGCAACAGGTGGTAGTGCTAATGCTACCTTACCAGCACACAACCACACAGCATCTACAAGTGTGGCTACTAAATCAGGATTAAACGGCACATTAACTTTACTCAATAGAGGAGGTAGTTCTGGGGCATCATCATTAATGGCAGCTAGTTCAGGTAGTATTGTTAGAAACAACAGCACAGGTAGTTTTGGTGCTGGATGGCAAGGAGAGGGAGGAAGTAATTCTTCTCGTGCAACATTCACATTAAACCACAATCACTCTGCTTCTACCTCTGTTAATTCTTCAGGAACAAGTGCAACCAATGCTAACTTACCTCCTTACTATGCACTTGCATACATAATGAAACTATAATATGACAACAAAAAGAATACAATTTACAGATTGGTTGCCAGACCAACCAGCAAACGCAGGTAGTTTAAACGATGCTAAAAATGTATTTCCTGTCGGTATTGGTTATGGAGCTTTTCCTAGTGCAGAAGAGTTTTCTAACACTGCCAGTGAAAACATTAACAATATATTTGTAGCAAAGTTTGGAGCTAATGTAGAAGTATTTGCAGGAGGTGCTACAAAATTATTTAAATTAGACATTGCAACACTTAACCTAAATGATGTATCTAAAGCAGGTGGTTATGGTGGTAATGGCACATGGAGATTTGAGCAGTTTGGTAATGTCGTGTTAGCTTGTAACGATACGCAAAAAATACAAGCATGGACTATAGGTGTATCTGCTACATTTGCAGATGTAGCAGCCGCAGCTCCTATAGCTAAAGATATTGCTGTAGTTCGTGACTTTGTTTTTTCAGGAAATTTATTAGGTGGTTCAGAACCAGATAAGGTGCAGTGGTCAGATATTAATGACGAGACCGATTGGGTTTCTGGTGCTACAAGCCAAAGTGATTATCAAATTATTGCTGATGGTGGTAATGTACAAGCAATAACAGGTGGTGAGTTTGGTGTTATATTTTTAGAAAAATCTGTGGTTAGAGCTTCATATGTTGGTTCGCCATTGTTCTTTCAATTTGATACCATCTCTAGTGGATTAGGTTGTTTAGAGGGTAACTCTGTTGCTAGGTACGGAAACATTAGTTTCTTCCTGTCAGATGATGGGTGGTATTCTACAGATGGACAAACAGTAACAAACATAGGATTAGAAAAAATAGATAGATGGTTTTTTGGTAGAGTTGATTTAACTCAAATTAATACAATAAGTGCTGCTGTAGACCCAGTTAAAAACCTAGTGGTTTGGAACTATGCGGATGTAGATGGCAACAGAAGAATACTTATTTACAACTGGCAATTACAAAAATGGTCAAGAGCTGAAACATTATCTGATGTCGTAGGCACTATTGCTACATTAGGCGAGACATTAGAAACTTTAGACTCTTCATTAGGTTACACAGATATAGACACTATGCCTGCATCACTAGATTCAAGATTGTTTATTGGGGGTAAGTTTTTATTTGCAGGAGCAAAATTAGGCAAAATTGTTACCTTTACAGGAGCATCTATAACTCCCCAATTAATTACAACAGATGTGGAGGTTGGTTTTAACTCTGTCGCAACACTAGCAAGACCACAAATAGATAACGGAACAGCACAAGTCTCTGTGGCTAGTCGTAAAGAATTAGATGACAACATTGATTTTAGTGCATTTGTACCAGCAACTACAGAGGGTAGGTGCAGTTTAAGAAGTGCAGGTAGGTATCATCGGTTTAATGTACAACCCACAGGAAGTTGGACAACAGCAATGGCTGTAGATGTAGACTTAAAACCGCAAGGCAATAGATAATGCCTAGAATGTATCGTACACTTCCGTATCAAGGTGGTGACCCTAGAGCAGTTGCAGAAGTAGTTAATAACGCTATGAATGGCAAGACGAATAACAGTGGTACTTTTACTTTAGCAACATCAGTAACAGAAACTACAGTTAGTAATGAAAGAGCAGGTTTTGATTCAATTATTGTATTATCACCAAGAACAGAAAATGCAGCAACAGAGTCAGACCATACATACATTAAAACAAAAGCCAAAGGTAGTTTTATTATAGGGCATAGAAATACATCTCATACTGATGTAACATATGATTATATCATTGTTGGATAAATTTTATGAAACTATATGTAGTGCCTACGAATCAAGTGCAAAGATTTTGGTATCTTGCAGAGCCTTTATTACAAAAAGCTTTAGACAAAGGTAACAACGAATTTACAGCAGGGCAGTTAAAACTGCTAGTAACGCAAGGTCAGCAACAGTTACTATTAGCAATGAAAGAAGATAAGTGTTATGTAGCTGTTACTGTTCAATGGATTAACTATCCTAACGACAGGGTTGCTTACATAACTTATTTAGGTGGCAAAGATATTAAAAAAGTTGCTAATGAGTTTAAAGAATGGGTTAAACAAAATGGTGGTACTTCAATTCAATGTTCTACTAAACACGAAAGTATTGCTAGGTTGTTAGTTAAGTTACATGGTTATCAAAAAAAATATCAATTGCTAGAATTAAAAGTAAATGAATAAAGAAAATTTTTATTTTGAAATACCTTTTTTATCTCAAATTGCAAAAGATATGTATCATCGTGCTATTAATGCTCCTGAAAATGAGTGGATTGATTATTATAATTTTAAAGCATTAGCAGCAAAAAGTGATTGGGTTGTAGATACTTGGTGGGAACATCTTTATAAGTTGCATCCATTTAAAGCAGGTATATTAAAAATGGAAGAAAATTCTTATTACGATTGGCACGTTGATACTAACAGGGTTGCAGGGTTAAATCTTTTATTAAACAATTGGAAATCAAGTTATTGTTTATTTGATGGCAACCCAAACACCAGAAACAAAAAACAATTAAGTAAGGATGCAATAGCAGAACATGATTCGTTAGATGAGTTTCGTGTTACAAGCAAATTTAGTGAATTAAAATATAAGCCTAACACTTATTACTTATTTAATGTACAAGAAGCTCATTCAGTGTATAACTTTTCAGGAGTAAGGTATTTGCTAACGCTAGAATTTTTAGAAGATATAACTAAACTTAATTACCAACAGCTTTTAAAAGAAATAAAACAATTAATCAAAAGGACTAACAATGATATTAAAACTTAAAGTATGGCTACTTAAAAAGCTATTAAAAAATGTAGCAGGATATGGGGTTGAAGGAGACACCAGACTTGCTCACATTAATAAATTTGAAGATAAGCTTCTTAAAGCTGTAGGAGCAGAAGGCTCTATTAATATCAAAACAGGGTTGATACAGTATAAAGGTGGTGGTGGTGGTGGTCAAACACAAACTACTACACAATCTATTGACCCTGCTATTTTGCCATACATAACCTATGGTTTAGATAAAGCAAAAAGTTTGTATGGAGCTGATGGTCCAGAATATTACCCTGATGCAACTTATGTGCCAGCATCAGCAACAACGACAGAAGCATTAGGTTTAGCAGGTGACAGAGCAAGGGCTGGTAATCCATTAGTACCAGCAGCTCAAGCACAACAGTTAAGCACAATTAGTGGAGATAGACTATCAGCAGGTAATCCATATTTTTCTGCAATGATGGCAAGTGCAGCTAAACCAGCAGTAAATGAATTTAATACAGCTATTAGAGATATAGGCTCACGAACAGCAGCTTCTGGAAGATATGGTTCAGGTGCTATGGGTGAGTTAGAAGGCACAGCATCAGAAAACCTAGCAAACTCTTTAACTAACAGGGCAGCAGAATTAGCTTACAGTAACTTTGGTGCAGAAAGAACAAGACAAGATGCCGCTATTGCACAAGCTCCACAAATGGCTATGGCAGATTATACAGACATACAACAGCTTATGAATATAGGACAACAACAAGAAGATTATTCAAGACAAGAGTTACAGTCTGATATTAGTAGATTTGAGTTTGAACAAAATAAACCTTACAGTAAACTAGAGTCTTACTTATCAGCTGCTTATGGTGCTCCTACTCCTATGAACTCTACTACTCAAAGTTCAGGCGGAGGAGGTAAATAATGGGTGCAATGATACCTTACATGGCAGCAGGTTATGTTGCTGACAGGGCAATGGGTGGTAATGGAATGACAGGATTAGCTGTAGGTACTGGTGTAGGTGGCTTTGGAACAGGTGCTTTTTCAGGAGCGTTAGGTACTGGAGCAGCTGGTACAGGAGCAGCAGCAGGGTCTACTTCTATGATGCAAACTTTAGCGACACCTACCCTTACCACAGGAGCAACAGGTATTGGTGGAGCAGGTATGACCTCTATAGGTGCAAATACCCCTATGGGTTTATCTAATGCCACTCAATTTGGCTCTGTTAATCCCTTAACCACAGGTGGATTTAGTGAAAGCATATCTCCATTTACACCATTAGGTGGAGCAGGTGTTGGAGGTAATGTAGGATTTTTAGGTCAACCTATATCTAATCAAGTTAGGAACTCTGCACTTACAGGTGAGAAAGGACTACTTGGCTATGGTTTAGAAAATACTATGATTGGAGATGGATTTAATTCTCTGACAGGAACTATTAATGATGGCTATGAAAATATGTCGTTTATGGATAAAGTAGGTACAGCTCAAATGGGTGGTCAAGTTATAGATGCAACTAACCCACCCCCACCACAATTATTACAAGTCCGTGAACCACAAGTTAAACCTAGTAGTGAACCTACAATTGGTTCACCTGTAAAAATAACAATGTCAGAACCAAACACAACTTTTGTAGACCCAAGAAAATTATACGAGGAAAGATATGGCTACGCTTAATTTAGATGAAATATTAAACTATATAAATCCAGAACCTAGATATGCAGGAAAATTAGAAGATTTAGGATTGCTTGGAGAAGGTGATTTAAAAGCTGCTAGAAAACAATCTATTTTTCAAGGTCTGTTAGGTGCAGGTCTAGGCTATCTAGCTCAACCAAAGAATCAAGGGTATGGTTCAATAGCTCCTTATTTAGCAAAAGCTGGTATGCAAGGATTACAGGCTAGTAAAGCTCCTTATGAACAATTAACACAAGATGCTTTGATGAATCAAAAATTAAAAGAAGTTGAGTATCAAAGAGGAGAAAGAAAATATCAAGATGACCAAAGAGTATTAGCTGCTGAAAAATTAGCAATAGAAAATGAAATATCAAAAATGCCTTTATTTAAAACTACATTAACTAACAGACCCAATCTACCTATAGGACCAAAACAACTTACATTACCTAGCGGAGAACAATCTGTTAGACCTATGTTTGGAACAACGCCTCAATCTCCTACAGTATCACAAGAAATAAATATAGATAAATTAAATAGATTGGCAGGTAACCAATCTTACAATGCTCTTACAGCAAATTTAGGATTAGCAGAAAGTATAAATAAGTTACAAAATCCTGAAAGGACCAGTACAACTATAGATGGAAAACATTTAATTTTAGATGAAAATAAAAATATTTTAAGTGTAAAACAAATAGCTGACCCAAAAATAAAAGACCCACAATCACCATCATTTCAAAATGTATATAATGAAGTTACTAAAAAAACGCAAAAATACCAAGTCCCTAGAGGGGCTCTTGGAGCTGATGAAAATGGTGATGGTATTCCTGACAATTGGAAACCAGTAGGTGACCCATATAGTTCTACAGATACAAGAGACATTGGCTCTGCATCTATGACTAATATTAGAGCTGTTGTAGGTAGGATAGAAAATAAAGAATTAGGATTTATTCCCGAAGGTACTATAAATAAATTTAATATAGCAAATGATATTGCATCCGTTGCAGAAGAAATAGGAAGAATTAATCAGCTTAAAGGAACTCCAATAAACGACGCTGCAAAAACAAATCAAGCAATAGAATTATTTAAAAAGAGCGGAGCTTTAATTGAAGGTAGCTTTATGGGTAATAATGAATCATATGATAGTAATAAATTTACAAGTTATGTTAATGGTCAATTAACAGGGGAAACAAAAGAAAGTACAGGAATAACTACTTTACCTAATGGAAATGTATCAATAAGAGGTAAAGGTGATAGGGATGGTGAGTATCAAATACTTCCTAATGGAACTTATAAAAAGGTTAGAAACTAAATATGGCATTACCTGAAGAAGATATTTTTACTGCTGAAGAGTTAGGCATTGTTCCGCCTATCCAATCACCTAAAGCTCAAGCTAATTCAAATCAAGATATTTTTACTGCTGAAGAGTTAGGTATAAATTCTACAAATGCTCCTATGACTGGAAAATATGAAGGATGGAAGTCTGATGCTTTAGGATATGGTGCAAAAGTTGGAACATCTGATTTAGGCTATTTAGCAAATATGGCAAAAGCAAAATTCCCTAATGTTATTGGTAAATCAAAATATAAACAAGTAAATAAATTAGGAAAAAAAGTTTGGACAGATGGGCTAACAACTGTTCCAGAAGAAACTGCTTTAAAACATAATCAAGAAATAGATGATTTTAAAAATCTTCCAACCTATGATTTAAGACGAGAGTATTTAAAAAATAAAAATATTACAGATGCAGAAGAAGCTTATCCTAATTTAACTCCAGAAATGAAAGATAGCGGCTATGCTTTAACTGGTGAAATAGGAGGAAGTTTATTAAGTCCTACTACATTGTTAGCTGGTCCAGCAGCTTTATATACAAAAGGAGATAAGTTATTTAAAGCAGCAACAAAATTTGGTTTATATTCTGGACTATGGGGAGCTGAATATTCTACTGCAAAACAACTAGCAGAAGAGGGAGAGATTGACCCAAAACAATTAGCAACAGATACAGCTTTAGCAGCTGGTGGAGGGTTTGTATTAAGAGGTGGAGCTCCTATTGTTTATAAGGGAGTAAAAGCTACTGCTAATAAAACATCTCAAGAAGTAAATAAATTAATATTAAAAAATAAAACAGAAGCAACTGCTGATGATTTTATAAAAGAATTAAATCTTCAAGCTGCTGAAATTATCCGTAACAATGGTGCTACAAAATATTTAAACAACACTAAAGAATACGGAAATCTTTTTACTAAATCTGGTGCTTTAAATGAACAAAAATTAACTAAAGTTATTAAAGAAGATTTGATTAAAAAATCAGGACTAACAAAAAAACAACTTAATGATATAGAAAAAAACTCACCAACTAAATTTAATTTACCAAAAAATCAAACTGAAGCTAGTGAATATATTGCTAAAAAAACTTACAGTAAATATACTAATGAAGAAACAAATCCTTTTAAGTATAAAGTTTTACAAAATATTTCTAGTGGGTTAGTTAAAACTCAAAGAGGAATTGATAGTTACATTCGCCCAGCAGCAAAGTTATTAGAAGATTCAGCCCCTGAAATAGCAAGTAGATTAGAAAAAATGGACTACAATATTTTAACAAAAAATAATAGAAATGCTAATGACATTAAAAGTTTTTTTGAAAAATGGAATACCCTAAACAAACAAGATAAAATTAAAGCTAAAGAATTTTTATCTGATGGAAAGTTTGAACAATTTTCTAATAAAGGAATGTTTCCTCAATTTGAAATTCCTTTAGTTGGTGTTAGAAAAACATTAGAAAGATTAAGGCTTGAATCTGCTGATGCTGGAATTAAAATAAATAAAATAGAAAATTATTTCCCAAGATTTATTAAAGATTACAACAAATATAATGAAAAATTAACAGCAAAAATTGAAAGACAAGGTGGAACTTATGAAGTTACACAGTTAAGCAAGGTTAAAGATAAATTAACAAAACAAACACAAAAGGATTATGGAAGAGACCCTGATGCAGAAGAGATAGCAGATGCGTATAATAAATTTTTATCAGGTGGTTTAAAAGATGCAAGTGGAGGAGGGTTATATCCATCAAGAATTATGAAACAAATTGATAAAGATATGATAGATGAATATTTAGACCCATTAGAATCTTTAGAAAAATATATAATAAATAGTGTAAGTAAAGCAGAAAAGTCAAAATTTATGGGGAAATATGCAAGACTAGGTAAAAATAAAGATGATGTAAAAATATTTGATACTGGGAATAAACGCATACTAGAAGATTCTATAGGTAATATGGGCAACATTGCTGGATTAAGTGATTCTAGGTTAGCTGCTGTTCAAAAAGTATTAAGAGCTAGATTGATTGATGGAGAACAAGGGTCTGGAATAGCACAACCTTTAAAAAATATATCTTATCTTACTCTTTTAGGTAATCCTTCTTCTGCTATTGTTCAAGCAGGAGACATAGGATTTTCTGCTGTACAAAATGGTATGTTTTCTTCTACTAAAAATTTATTAAAACAAATGACTCGTCAAAAATTTGGAGATAAATTAAAATATAATATAGAAGAAATAGGTCTTGGTAAAACTGTGTCAGCAGAAATAGCAAACACAGGAAAGGGATTAGATAAAGCTGTAGAAAAAGTATTTGACCTTTCTCAATTTACAAGGGTTGATAGAGTAGGTAAGACTACAACTATTAATTCTGCTTTAGATAAGGCTACCAGAGTTGTTAAACTTAATAACAAAGGTGGGTTAGCTAACCCTAAAGAATTTCAGCAATTTAAAAATAAATGGGAAGGTGTATTAGGAAAAGATAATTTTGTTAATATGGTAGCGGCTATAAGAACAGGTAGAAAAACTGATGATGTAGGATATTATCTATTTAGTGAGCTATCTGAAGTTCAACCAATTAGTCTATCTCAAATGCCTGTCAAATATTTAACATCTAAAAATGGTAAGATTTTTTATACTTTAAAATCCTTTGCATTAAAACAGTTTGATTTTGCAAGAAGAAAAATATTAAGAGAAATTGGTAGGGGAGAATTTAAGTCAGCATTTAAAAATACACTTGTGTTGTCAGCGTATTTAGGTGGAGCACAAACAACAACAAAACAATTGCAAAAATTATTAGTTGGCTCTCCAGAAGAAATAGTACTAGAAGATATGCCAGATGAATTTACTGAAAACTTAATGAAAATAATCTTTATGAATAAATATAGTATGAATAAATTAGCAGAAGAGAAAAATATAGAAGACTTTATTTATGATACTATTGCCCCACCTATTGGACCTATTTCTAATATACTTCAAGATACTGCCAACTATTTTGATAAGCCTGAAACTATAGATGAGATTATGAATGAAGCTATTAATCCTAAAATTCCATTTGAAAAAAGTAGGCAATACATACCCATTGGAGGAAGAGTTTATAGCGAACAAACAGTTAAAAAACCAAAAAGACGAAAAAAAGAATTTCAAGAATTAATGAAGGAGTTAAGTTTATAATGCCTGATATTAATCCTGAAGAGTTTGGAAGAATGAAAGAACAAATAGAGCATCTACAAAAAAGCCAAGATGAACTTGCTAAAGATATGAAGGCAATGCTTGCTCTAGCAAACCAAAGTAAAGGTGGATTCTGGGCAGGTATGGCTATTGCTGCCTTTGTATCTTCATTAGTCACTATATTTATAAAGCAATGGATAAGTTAAAAAATGTACTGTTTAAACCACTTGTTATTGTGGTAAGTTTAATAGCTGTATTACCTGTTACACCAGTAGCACTTTGTTTATTATATGGATGGGTTGAATAATGTTACAAGCACTGTTACCACTAATTGGAAATGTTATAGATAGAGTTGTTCCTGACAAGAACGCTAACGCTAAAGCAAAAAGAGAAATAGAAAAGTCTCTTGTTGAAAATGCTAATGAATTACTACTAGCACAAACGGAAATTAATAAAGTAGAAGCTGGACATAGGTCATTGTTTGTTGCTGGATGGCGACCCATGATAGGTTGGTCATGTGCCTTTGGTGTGTTTTGGCTTTTTGTAGGGCATCCTTTTGCAGTTTATATAGATGGACTAGATGGTGTAACAACTCCTATCCCTACTATTGACAATGAGATTTTATTAGAATTAACTTTCGCACTTTTAGGAATGTCTGGATTGCGTACCTTTGAAAAACTAAAAGGTATAGCTACTTAATGAAAGCATCACCTCATTTTACTATAGATGAATTAACCTTTAGCGAGACAGCAACAAGAAAGGGAATAGATAACACACCATCTGACGAGGTGTTAGATAACCTATACATAACAGCAATGGAGATGGAAAATGTTAGAGAACTATTGGATAATAACCCTATACTTATTAGCAGTGGCTATCGTTGTCTGGAGCTTAATACATTACTCGGTAGTAAGCCAACTTCGGCACACACTAGAGGACTGGCTTGCGACTTTACTTGCCCAAAGTATGGTGACCCTCATGACATTGTGGATGCTATTTTTAGGTCTGATATTCTTTATGACCAGATTATTTTGGAATTTGATAAATGGGTTCATATTGCTTTTCCAGCGGATGGAGAAAGTGCTAGGAAAAAAGCGTTAATCATTAATAAAAAAGGAACAATGATTTATTCACAATGATGGATATACTGCTTATAGCTGAACACATGATGGACAAAACGATAGATGATGTTGATATTGTTTATGGTGAAAATACAATGACTATATTTTTAAGTGATGGCTCTAGTGTTGAAATGATTGTAGACTCTATACATCTCAATCCTACCCAATATGATGCTTAAATTCTTTCATTAAAGATTGGCTAAACACATAATCTTTTCTATTCCCTCTTTTAACAACATCACACAAATCTTTTTCTTTCATTTCAGTTATATCTTTTTTAGATAGCCACCCTATTACTGCCATCTGTGTTTCATTTTTATTTATTTGAGCGTATATATAAGTATCAAATTTCTCATCTTGAATCCACATACTATCACTAAAGGTAGTTTTTAAATCTACCTCCTTACCTTTAATTATAAAGTCAGGACTATCCCATCCCTTTTTTGTAAAACATATCCACTCATACTCTATACCAATAGCCTTTAAGTATTCATTAAAAATTAATTCTCCAAGATACCCTATATAATTTGTTTTACATTTAAATTTATTGTGAGTTTTTTGTAAATCAAACTTTTCTTGTTCACGCTTTGCAATATCAACTTGTTCAGGATTAATTCTTAATACAACATTAGGCATATATCCTTCTCCCTACAATAGTTAATAAGTTATCTATTGCTAATCCTAAATCTCTTTCATAATACATAGGCTTCTTACCACCAAGAAACCGATAGTTAATAGCAATCTTTTGTGGATTGGATAATCCATCTATAACTGCATCAACAATCTTAATATTTTCCATATCAGATTTAGATACCATATCTTCAAACACTTCTGAAGTAGACTCACCTCCCGTTGAGAAGTAAGATGTTTTGCTAGGGTAACCAAGCCTGTGACTATCTTGCTTCATCCACCTTGCCCAATCATCTAGTATGTCCATGAGCCTAGCTATCCTCATTTCTTACTTAATCCACCCAGTATTGTTCCCCAGTTACTTGCTCTCCTTGTTTGTTGTGGTGTCATAGCTTTTGGCATTGCAAATCCATAATCTTTACTTAATCTATCTAGTGCTCCTGCATGAACTCCTGCATAATCTGCTATTCTTTTTCTACTAGCATCAGGATTTTTTTCTATAAACTCTTTAGCTCTTGTTGCAAATTCTAAATATCTTTCGGCTGTGTATTTACTCATGATATATCTACCTCCCTACATACCCATTTGTTATTCTTCTTATGCCACCCTTGAACAAGTAGCACCCAATTTGCATCTCTTAAATGTTTAATAGCATCACTATCTTCCATCTTCTTTAGCCTAGCAGAAACATTACTATAACTCGTGACTTGGATTCCAACTGTGTTGCCTTTAATATCTATTGCTAGTAAATCTATTATCCCAAATAAGTCTTGTCGTATCTTGGCAAATGCGTTCCACCTTTCTACAATAGCAACTAAAGGGTAATCACCACTATCCCGTAGCTTCTTCAGAGTCCTTTGTGTTGGGCTTATTGCCATCTTTTTTATCCTCCTCTCTGACCACATTGCCTTTAAATATTCTATTCCATGCTTCTTCTAATTCTTCTTCACTGATGTCTTGCTTTCTACGACCTGACCCTTTACTCATTACAGTCTCTCCTTGCTTTACAAGCCTTATGTTTATCATAATATCTAATGCTATTGGTTTTCATGTCTATGTTTTTAATTTGTATATCTTTTGGTAATGCAATATATTCTTTTGGCAAACATCTATATGCCATTTCAACTTTATTTGGGTCTGGATAATGTAGGCTTAAAAAGATAGAGCCTTCTTGGCAACTGCGAAAGTTTCCAATATACTCCCAATCTTGCAAAGGGTCTGGTGCTAAATTAATTACCATTACAAATGCAAACTCAATCATGATTTACTCCTTAAAGTTTCCTTTAGTTATAATCTTTCCTGTTAGTTCGTGTGCAATATTAAAATCTTTTTTGTTGTATGTCATTACATACTTATATCCATCATATATAAACTGATGTTCTTTCCATTCATCTTTATTCTTTTTTAGTGCTTCCTTGCCCTTTGCCATTATTCTCACTCCAATATACATTTAGTATTGTTTCACATTTTGGGCAACTATACTGACTCCATATTAAATATTGACTATCCATGTCATCATCATTATCCCAATCATTTCCCCATATCATTTCTACATCTTTACATTTAGGACAATTAATCATTTCTTCTCCTTACAAAATCCTGATGAATTAAACTCTCCTATCTCTACACTAACGCTGCACCACCACTTGCCATCAGAATATATCTTGGCTGGTTTTTTACAAACATTACAAATAGGATTATTTATTTTTATCGTTTTTGCAGATGCCATGATGTTCCTTTAAATCAAACATATTGAAAGAGCAATACCATTTCTTATCGCTATCCATAAACATAGCATCATGACCACAACTATGACAAACAAATTTTTCTCCGTAAACTTCTTTAATCTTCGTCATGTAATTCATCATCTATCCATTTGTCTTGCTTCACTTGAGCTTCTAATACAGCTATATCTTTCTGATGAACTGTAATCATTTGTTCAAGATACCATATTGCTTTTTTACAGTCATCTATTTTGTCAGTAAGTTTGTCTGATTTCAAACCCTCTCTGCTAATATACTTGAGAGCATTACCTTTTATGTAGCCATAGAACTCTTCTTTACTCATCTTGGCTTCCATATACTCTATTGTTTCTATCCCACCTTTTTTGTAATGGTCAGGATTTATTGTGTCACTCATTCTAACTCCTTATAATAATTAGTGATAAAGATAAGGGGAGTTTCCTCCCCTATCTCTCCCCCCTAGTTAATAGCATATAGAGCCTTGTCCTGTTGGCTGACAAACTGTTAATTCATCACTGCCATAAACAAATGTTGGCTCATCACTTGAGACTTGTGTTTCTACTTGAACATCTCCTGAACTATCAATAAATAGATAAGAGGGTTCTGATGATTCAATAATAGTTAATGAACCATCGCTCTCCCACACACTATCTGCTAGAACAGGTAAGTTAAACATCATTCCTAGCAATAAATATTTCATGCTAGAAAGGAACATCTGAAGCTATTTCGTCAAAACTTTTAGGTGCTACTGTTTCTTTAGGTGCGTTACTATTATCAGGCACATATGGTTCTTGCATTTGTCCACTCATATATGTTGCCCCTGCTTTAGATTCTCTTACCCATGCACTTAATGACATTTCTTTACCGCCTTCTAAAGTAATTGTCCCTGTGTAATCAGGTTGTGAATCTTTAGTTTTGTTATTTTTAAATAACGCAAACCTGTTAGTGTTATCATATTGTTCAGCCATGTTGATTCTCCTTTATGGTTTTAATTTTATATTCTACTTCTTGCACGAATGTGCTTACTTCTTCTTCCAAACGAGCTATCAGCTCATTATCTCTTGGCACTCTCTTGATGAATAATTTTAGGTCATCAGGAAAATCTGGGTGGTAAGATACAAAGTCACACCACTTAATATGTTCTCCCACACAAGCCATTTGCCACATCATCTGGTGCATATATCTCTTATGTATCTCTCCTGTTTCTAATGTTGTGGTATGTGTCATAGGTTGTGGGCATTTAATTTCTATTAACCCATCATCTCCTACCAATCCATCAGGACTTGCACCACACATATCTATGCTAGGGTGGTCTATCATGCCAACATCTCTTACATCAGTACCTACTAGCAACTTCCTATGATTAGCATAACAAGTCTTGGCTTCATCTTCATACTCTACACCATGAGCCATAGCGTTATTCATAAATATAGGTACAACTTTACCTGTTAATCTTTCTGTCACTAACTGCATACGATACTTTGTTTTATAGGTAGACTCTCCTACTTTAGTCTTAATCATAATGTCATGTATCTTACTAGCAGTGACCTTACCTAAACGAGCTTTGAACCATTCATCTGTCCGTTGTTCCATTATTTAGTCTCCTGTAACTTCTGTATAAATGGAGTGCATAACTTTCTATCAGCTTCATCTAGTCCGTTGAAGTATTGTCTAGCTTTATTAATTCCTTGCTCTTTATGAATGTTCTCTATATGTTCTAAAACATCATGTGGGGGGAGGTCTTCTCCATAATACAGGTGAAGCGAAATTCCAAAAAGGGCAATGCCTTTTGCTAAACATCTTTGCATAGCCGTATTTAATTGCATTGTATTAGGATTCTTAATGGCTTGATTCTTAAAATCTAATACAGGTAATTGTGCAGTCATCTCTTTACCAAATGCTTTGACTGTGCAAAATACCATCAT